ATAACGGAGAATAAAAATGACAATAGAATATATTAATACAGGTGCAATTGCAAATGATGGCACAGGCGATGCACTCCGTGAAGCATTTATAAAAGTTAACGATAATTTTGAAGATTTAGATCTTAGAGTTATTGAAGAAACTGTTATTGCAAATGTGGGTGTAGTAGGAGCTTCCATTTTTAATGGAAAGAATGACGGTACAAATGAATTTAAGAAAATAATAGGTGGAACAAATATTAATGTTAGTGAAACCTCTACAAACATTACGCTAAATGTTCCAGATTCAATAGATCAACTTTTAATTGTTAGTGACAATGGTTCATTAACAATTGCACCTAATCAAAGCTTGTCTTTATTAGGTGGCAATGGCATTACTACTTCTATAACCGGACAAACATTAAATGTAGAATTGCAAACAACTAATATTCTTTCAAGAGACACATTACCGGTCCTGTCAGCAAATTTAAATGCTGCTGGAAATGATATAGTTAATGCAGGCACAATTACTGCTACTAATTTTAATGGCGAACTTACAGGATTAGTACACGGTATTGATGTACGCGATCTTGGTTCGTTAACAGGATTTGACTTTGGAAGTTTTAGAAATACATATACTAACGCAATAGAATGGATTATTGCAAATACAGATTTAGATTTTGGTCCGTTTGATCCAGAACGTGGCGACACAGTAGACCTTGGCTATCTAGGATAACACATGGCAAACTTATGGACAGACACAAGTAATAATTCGTTATTAAGAGAGCTTGTTGAAAAAGTAACAGTTTCAATTCCGTTATCTGTTACACCTACAGCAATAATTTCTCTTATTAGTGGCAGTCTACCTCCTGGGTTGAAAATAACTGGAACTAATTTAACAGGTACTCCGTACGAAGTTGCTAGAATTACAGAATATAAATTTGTATTACGTGCAACATTAGATACAGTAATATCCGATAGAACTTTTAGAATTACAGTAAGTGGACCTGATTTACCAATATGGTCAACAACTGCTGGCAACTTGCCTGTAGGTAATAATAATACATTTTTTATTCTAGACAGTAGTCCAATAGATTTTCAATTAATAGCAACTGATGACGATTTAGCAGCTGGACAAACTTTAGAATATTATATTAATTCCGGTGACGGTGAGTTGCCGCCAGGGTGTACATTAACTAACGATGGTAGAATTATTGGTATTGTAGATCCGTTACTAGCAATCGAGCGGGGCGAAATATATTCAAACGGATTTTATGACACAAGTCCGTTTGATATGACATCGGGCGGTTTTGACTTTGGCATACGCAGTTCTAATGGGTTTGATAGTTTTTATTATGATACAGCTACTTGGGATTTTAATTATACAGAACGTTCGCCAAATAAATTAAATCGTTACTATCAATTTACAGTAAATGTTACAGATGGTGATTCTGTAGCTCGCAGAACTTTTAAAATCTTTGTTGTTGGAGATGATTTCTTCCGTGCAGATAACACACTTTTACAAGTAGGCAGCGGCACATTTACTGCTGATAATACTAATTTAAGAACTCCTATATGGATTACTCCTGGCGACTTAGGCATTAAACGTGCAAACAACTATATAACACTTCAATTAGATATAATTGATACAAACACTCAAGTGGGATTTATTACATATAGTGTAGCAGAAACTAATCCAGGTACATATAAATTAAAAACCACAGGTGAAATTGTAAGTAACGGATATTATGAAATTACAGGTAGATTGCCAAAATTTATAGATAGTGACAGAGGTCCTGATAGTTTTATAGGAAACATACCTAATCCAATTACAGCCGATGAATGGGATGTAATAACACCAGAAACTGCAAGTACACTTCCGCCAGGATTGGCTATTGATTTATCAAATGGTGAAATTGCTGGCAGGGTGCCGTACCAGTCAAAAATTACTAGTACATATAAATTTACACTTATTGCAACTCGTATAACTCCAGATAATGTTACAGAAAGTGTTTCATCGTTAAAAACTTTTACACTTAGATTGTTAGGAGAAATTAATTCAGAAACAAAATGGGTTACGCTATCTGACTTAGGAAAACTTAATTCTAATTCTATTAGTGTATTACGTGTTGAAGCAACTACTACGGTACCAAATTCACAAGTACTTTACAGTTTAGCTAGTGGTAGTTTACCTCCAGGCTTGGCCCTTACGTTTGATGGAGAAATTGCAGGCACTGTTAATTCTTTTGGAGAAAGAGTATACAAAAGTTTATGGAAAGGATCTAGAACTTATATTGCAGGCGATGTTGTAAAATATAACAACACTTTATATTTAACTAGCAGTAATCATTTAAGTACAAGTTCGGGCATATTTTCAACTGATGCAGCATTATGGGAAGAATTTAATTTTAGTAAAACTGGATTAACTATTTTTAACTCAGATAATATCTCGTTTGATGGCAGTGTTACTACTATTGATAGAAAATTTAATTTTGTAGTTAATGCAGAAGATCAATACAAATATAGTATAGCTAAAAGAGAATTTAGTATAACTGTATCAGATCCTGAGATAATAAAATACAGCAACATTAGTATGAAACCTTTCTTAAAAACATCTGTTAAACAAGTATTTAGAAACTTTATATCAGATCCAGAAATATTTATTCCAGAAAATATTTATAGACCTGGTGATAAAAACTTTGGAATACAACGTGACATCAAAGTTCCAGTGTATTACGGTATTCAAACTGCGGACATTAATCAATTTGTCTCTGCTGCTGCAAAGAATCATAAAAGATCTCAATACATTGTTGGTGATTTAAAAACTGCTGAAGCTAAAATTGAAGGATCTAATACAGTAGTGTACGAAGTAGTATACTTAGATATTATTGATCCAAGAGATTCTAAAACTTCAACAAGAACTAACAACTCAATTACTATATCTAATAATAAACAAATAACAGTTGATTCTGCTAATAACACTCCAGCTGATATGTTTTATGATTATGACGTAAAGCCAAGCTTTTCAGTTAGTACTAGAAAAGGTCCATTGGTAGTAACACTTAATGAAGACTTTACAGTTAGTACTAGAGATGACGGAAGCTTTAATTTACAATGGGCAAACGGACTTGTAATAGATGGAAGAACTGAAGACAATTTAATAAAAATATTAGAAGGTGACGGATTAAATTATAAAATTCGACCAACATATGAAAATACTATCAAAGTTGACACTGATGCAATTAATGTATCAGCAACAAACGATAATATACGTTATATTAGTAACTTAACTAATATGCGTGATAACCTTCGAACTATAGGAACTACTAATAGACAATTTGTTCCTCTTTGGATGCGTAGTCAACAATCAGATAGTGTAAATGAACTAGGATTTACTCCGTCAATTGTACTATGTTATTGTAAACCAGGTACAAGTGCAACAATTAAAGCAGCAATTAATGCTAGTAAATTTAATTTTAAAATATTTAATTTAGATATGGATAGGTATATAATCGATAGTACAGATAGTACAAGTAAAGAACAATATATTCTTTTCGCAAATTATAGATTCAACACATAACCCAGATAAATAAGTGTAGGAGAAACACATTATGGCAACAAGCGACAACATAACACCAGAACAGATAGACGAAGAATATCCAGTAGCTGGTCAAGATAACGACTCGCAAGGTTTTAGAGATAACTTTGCAGCAATACAATCAAGTCTTACAGCAACAAAAACTGCTGTTAAGGACTTAGAATTAAAAGTCGTTGTAAAAGCAGCCTTAGGTACTAGTGTACTTGATAACGATATGCAAGGTAACATTATTAAGAATGGTGTACTCCAAGGTGTTGCTAATGAGTCATTAAATAGTACTGTTACTAATGATGCAGACGGTAATATACTTTGGTCAAATGGATATTATCAAAATATTACAATGTCAAATAGTTCATCGACAAGATTAAGTTTAGGTGGATGGCCTGCTAATGGTGTATACGGAAAAATGAGACTAGCAATTAAATCATCTAACGGTGATACTAGAACTATTGTATTCGAAGCTGCTAATGCTGGTACAATAAAAGTAGATCCAAATTTCCCAACAGGAGATTTTACTGTTACTAGTGCTACTTCTCCAAAAATTATAGACGTATGGACAATAAATGGCGGCAGTGAATTATTTATGGAATACATTGGCGAGTTTACAACTGCATAATGTTTAATCCGTTAGTAGATGATTTTTCAAAACTTAGTGAATCTGAATTAGAACAGAAAATAATTGAGCTTGGCAGAAAATACTGGCAAACTCGAAATCCTCAAGTACAGATGCAAATTTCTAATATCTTAGAAATGTACAAAGAAGAAGCTCATGCCAGGCGTGCTAGATCATATGTCAAACAAAATGAAGATAATAGCAATTCAGGACTTGACAATTTAATAAATATCAGTTAAAATAAGTGTATGCTTATGAAAACAGATGAACTCGGTATTCCGCAATTTACAAATAAAGACTTAGTTGATATGATCTATAGTGGTCATGTTGACAAGTGTCACGTTGTACTATGTGACCCTAGTGATGATATAGACAAGTTTAATGAAGCAATGCGTGAGCAATACCTACCAGAACTTAAACAGTATATTCCCTTAGATGTAGATCAAAAGACTTTTGACGGTGCATTGCAGTCGGAATGGTTTATG